TCAGTTCCCTCCGAAGTAGTAGTCGGCTACATGGGCCCAATGGCCTGAGTAGAAGTTGGCGACGATCATGTAAATGGACAGGATCGCAATGCCGGTCACGGTCACCTTCATCATCATGGTCATACCATGAGCCTACAGAGGATGGATCAGAATGACAACCCGTTATCCAACATCGACATAACTAGATCGCTCGTCGAACCGGTAGCCCCGACACTGACGCCTTCAGTCGCTTCGTCAACAACAACACGCTTCTTGGCAATCAGATCGTAGATCGCCTCATCGATCGTCCCCGCTGCCATCAGGTAGGTGGCCGTGACCGACCCCTCCTGTCCGATGCGATGGGTGCGCGCAACGGTCTGGTCGTTGTCCGCTGGTGACCACGCGCTCTCAACGAACAGCACATCCTGCGCTGCCGTCAGCGTGTGACCCGACTTGCCCGCTTGGATGCTCAACACGATCACCGGGGCTGAAGACACCCCCTCCGTCTGGAAGCGATGCTTGACGGCTTCGACTTCCTCCACCTTCATCCCGCCTTGGATCTTGAGGCCACCGTGCTTTCTCGCGATCTCATCCACAATGTCCCGATGGTGTGCTGCGACGACGACTTTGCGTCCTTCTTCTAGACGCTGCTCCAGCCACTCATCGACGGCGATCATCTTGGCCTTCGCTGCGAGCCGGCGCAGTACCGAAATCTTGACAAGGTGCTGTGACGACTCGGCCCGGAACCTCGCACGGACAGCAGCGGACTGGTGGTTCAGACCCATCTCCTTGGCGATGGCACGGGCGCGATCAACGAGGTACTGAACGATGTCCCTCTCCGCCTTGGCGTACTCCTTCATCGCCGGCCCCGAACCAACCAGCAGCACAGGGTTGTGCACCACGGGTGGCAACTCCTTCATTACTTCGGGCTTGGTGCGACGGATGTAGCAGGTTGAGCGCAATCGGTCGTTCAGTTCCTCAAGATTTGAGTTGCCCTCCAGATGCCACTGCCCCCACTTGTCTTTGAACGCATCGCAGTACCTTCGGTAGAACCCCCACGTCCCACCGAACTTGTCGATCTGCCCGAGGATGTCCAACTGTGCGGCGTACTCGGCTGGCCTGTTGGTGACTGGCGTTCCGGTGAGTAGCAATATCGGGGCTTTCACGCCGGCGGAGCGCGCAAGGCGCTTGGCAGCCTTTGTTCGCTGCGCTGTTGGGGTTTTGCAATAGTGGGACTCATCGAATATGTACGATTTGTGACTTGACAACTGTCGTACCCATGTGCTAATGTTGGAGTATCCAATCACGACGATGTCGTAGTCAGCCGGGAACCCTTTCCGGTTTGTGACTATTTGGACATTCCGATTGGGAAAGAACTTCCACCACTCCGCTTGCCAGTTCACGACCAAGTTCGGTGGGCACACCACAGCCCCGGGAAACACATCCTCCCCCTGTGACGCCAACAGTTCGATTGTGGCTGCTGCCTGAACCGACTTACCCAACCCCATCTCGTCTGCGATGAAACAGCGTTGGCTGGCTAGGGCGTAGGCCACTCCGGCGCGCTGGTACGGGAGCAGTTCGCCGAGCATGTCAGGGATGCGGATGGCTGCGTCCGTGGCACGGCTGGCTGCCATCGTTGACTCGAGCCGGCCCCTGACTGCGCTGGCCTCCTGTCGGACGGCTGCGTCCACGGGAACATCGAATGTCTCGCCCCACCTCACTACTTCATCAACGCTCGTAAACGGGGCTTTCCACGCGTGTGTCTTCTTGTCCCATGTGATGCCGGGGATCTGCTTCGCGGAGGTAACGGCTACGCGGTCGTAGGCGAAGGCGAGGTAGATGAATCCATCCGTGTGGACGTAGATGCGGCGGCTGGGGTTTTTGTGCGCTGGGAGGGTGAGCAGCAGAACGTCCGAGTCGATGGTGAACTCGTGGGCGGCTGCAAAATCTCGACATTCGTTGAGGCTGGACACGGGGGCACGCCACACCCGACCGACTTTGTCCCACTTCGCGCCTTTGAGTAGGCGCACCTCGGCGACCTGCATTGCGTCGTAGGGGAAGTCGAGAATGAGGTGGTCGTCGGCTAGGGACAGTCGCATGGCTCCATGGTACTGGGCGGGGCTCGCAGGTGATGTCGTTGATTTCGGGCCATAACGCGAAGAGGCCCTCCCCCGTGGAACAGCGAGGGAGGGCTGGGAGCCGGTTGGCTGCTCCCGGCGGTCTGCGCGGCTGGATGGGCCGGCGACCTGCCATGTCTAGTTCGTCGGGATCACGTTCATCGGGATCAGCGGGCGATCCATGTCCTCCACCATCCGAACTGAGTGGTTGTGATCAGAGATCTTGACGATCAGATCCTGCGTCGCCTCGAACGTCGCCGACACAATGTCGGCATTGAGGAAGTGGCGAAGGGCCGATTCTGTCAGTTCGCTTTCGTCGTGTGTCATCTTTACCTTGTATGTGTCCATACCTCTACCTTACACGATCCGATCTCCCTTGTCAAGAGATTGTGCGGACTCTTGACTTTCGTGGACTCGCCTCGTAGAGTTGCGGAAAGCCCCGCCATCGTCTCTCCCGTTTACCCAACCCACCTTCGCGGGGATCGAACACCTGTTCGACTTACCACATGACGCCCGACACCCAACTCCCTGTCGATCGAACACCTGTTCGTACAAGAGGGAAAACCAAGAGGAAATACTCACCTTAAAACTCAAAAAGATCGAAAAACGAGCCATCAAGACTGCGTTCACCACAGCACCTCCGCTCTTTTTTGATTCGTGTTTCAATTTACGGTGGTGGAAAGCACTCACCTCGTGAACTTGTCACCCAGTAGTGCGGGGCTTCCTCGAGCACCGTGGATTTGGGCACAAAAAAGCGCCCCCCGTGAGGGGGGCACCTTCTCCTTCGGGGGAGATCAGAGCATGTGGTAGATGCAGGGTACGCACATCACCCGATTGCGACCGCTCTCAGTCTTGATCGGTTCCATCGAGGGGTGGTACGTCAGGTCGTCGCCGCACTTGCGGCATGAGACGAATCCGGGACCCTCCATTTTTGGAAGCCCATCCGCTCCTAGTGGTGTGGCCGTGGCTTGGTTTGTTTCCATACCCCTACCTTACTAAACCCACGACCTCTTGTCAAGTCGTTCAGAAACTTTCTCATAAGACTTGACACGGTCACTCAGGTCTGATACTGTCAGGGTATGCCCACAGGCGGAAACATCATCACAGGTAAGACCACTCGAACATACGGTGGAGGAAAGAAGCGCATCTGCGCTGCTGACGACTGCTCAGTCCCCCTCTCCGCTTACAACTCCAAAGAGTTCTGCGCCTCCTGCTGGGACGCCGTCCCGCTGACGGATCGCCCGTACTCCTACAGCGACGCTTGGTCCAGCATGCCGAACTGACCTGCAGGGTTCGTGGCCCCTGCGCACCTCCCCCCGTCGCCTCGGGGGGAGGATTTCTTTTGTATCTCCTTGACCTCTCCACGGGGCTGTTGTACACTACAGACATGACCCAGACCGAACCATCATTGATCGAAGAAATCGAAGCCTTCCTGGCTCTCACCGCCTCGCGGGATGTGTTCACTTCAACCGAAGTTCAGGACCTTCTGCTTGACCTTCACGCGCTCGCCAACCCCGTTCAACTAACACTTGACACCTAGTCGGGGCTCTCGTATACTCTGTGCCGTAGAAGCCTTGCTTCATGGCGCAGTCGCATCCCACTAACCAAGCGGGTGAGGTTTCTGCCCTAATCGCTTGACACGCCGGCAGGGGTCGGGTAAGATGTTTCCGTAACCTCAGTAGCGCCCACTCGGGGGCAATGGCTTGCCAACCTCCGGGGATCGTGCGCAGGTGAGCGGTTAATCCCGGATCGTTACGCATCCGAGAAGGGGGAAGGGGAGATCCCGGAACTTAGCCCTCGGAGTGAAAGGCCCCCCTCGGGGGGCTTTTCTCTTGCCTAAATCAAAGTTGATGTCGGCGAGCCCCGCCTAACGCTCACTACCCCAGCGATAGTCGCTCCATTGGTAGAGGTTTCCCTGCGTGGCTCCAAGCGACTTCTCGTCGGGTTCCGACAAGTC